CTACCTATTTGGGTTCTGGAAGGCCACCGTTATGGTGACTCGGAAGGATCCGGCGATGTCATTGCCGCCGTTGCCCTTGTACAGAATTCGGCACTGATCCTCAGAAGAATCGTGCCATTCCAGCCCGTTGATCATCCTCGCGGTGAACGACCTCGCACCGCCTTTCGTAACTGAGAACTTGTTGACGGTGGAGGAGAGGGATGATATTTTACAATGGGGGTCCAGTTCATAAGAGATAGAACCGCTGGACGTTGAAGAGGCCTCGCTGACGAACTGAAGTAAGATGTTTGTGATCTTATACTCATGGAAGGCCTTGAGTACTCCACCTTCGAAAGGCTCGCACTCTGAAAGAGACGGCCCGAAGGTGAAACTTCCTGTGGCACTGCCCTTGAGGTTGTCCTTTGAGAATACGAAAGTTTGGCGTATGCTTCGTCCTCCGGGAAGTGCAGCTCGTCGAGTTGTTCTACCACCTCGTCTTCGACGTCGTCGGCCCCCGGTGTTCCGAGGGGCTGTGACCACAACCACTGGCTGACCTCTTGTAGAGCGCCTCTGGTTTCTCCTTCTTCGTGTGCGTTGACGAGAGCCATTGTTTCTAACCACGACCGTACTCAT